CTGTTACATACGCTTTCTTGTCCTCGCCTGATTCAGACCATAAGACCTGCTGGGCTTTCAAGACTGCATATTTCGCCCACTGTGCAATCAGCTCCAGTTTGCTTGCACCGATTTTATTCTTCACAAACGGTACAAGGTATCTGGCAATAACCAGTGCTGCAACCATAACCACAAGTTTCACAATTTCAAAGATAATCTCATTCATCTCTGTTATCCTCCATTTCTCTGTTTACCATGCCCGGCACTTCCTGATAGTCGCCGGATTCTTTCTTTGCCTCTGCTTCATCTTCCTTTTGCCATGTCCTATCCTGTCTTTTATCCTTTGTGGTCCTTATCCAGCCGCATATTCCGCATTCGCCGATAGTGGCTGCAATAACCGCACAAGCATAGGTTTCAGGAATCGCCGCATAATCTCGGAAGATACATAACATCTGCCAGTTGAACCAGACAAAAAATGCACCCACCAGAATCAAAATCAGGTTCAGGGTGCCAATCTTTTTTATCAGTTCTTTAATCCACCTGACAGGGTGGAAGCCTCGCTTTTTCTCTCTCATGTACGCCTCCTACATTCCAATCTGCGTAAAAATGAAGCCTACCACGATACCGATAACCGCAGTAGCCACATACCCTACGACTTTACGCCACATTTCGCCGTCCCTGTTTTCTAGCGATACAAGGCGTTTACTCTGTGTTTCCTGCTCCTTAACCATGCTTTCAACGCTCTGCGCCAGTTTCTCTATGGAAACTGTGAGGGCGTTAATCTGCTTGGTGCTTTCCTCCAGAAGCTCAATACGCTTGTCCTGTCTTTTGTTCTCCTCGTCAAGACGCTTTTTGTACTCCTCGTACTCTGCTCTTGCAATAGGTTCATCTGTCATGGCTACCTCCTTTCTCAACTTTCCAGAATATTGAGATAAGCGACATAAATAATCGGTATATCTTCTTTCTGGAGGCTGTATTCATTCATTACATCTCGAATAGCGGTACAGAAAATGGCATCCGCTGTCTCGTCTTTTCCGGGACAATACGAATGCCATATAAGGTGGTTGTGCAAATTCATCAACCGTTCCTCATTTTCTGGTACCGTCGGATTCAGATGCAGTTTCTTAGAGGCTTTCTCCAGCCTGTCATAGCT